TTTTGTTTGTTAGTGTTTGAGTTCCAGTGTCAGAAACAAGAGTTGCATCTGAATTACCTATGGTACTGCCACCTGGCAAAGTTAAAGTATTTGTAGCTGCCTGACTGTGTGGTTGAGGGGATATAGTTTGTGCATGATTATTGCTTACTTCACAATATAATTTTACTTGACCTACACTACCGCTATTACTTCTAAGCTCTATCACACCTCCGTTAACAGTAAGATCATCGCCAACAGATAAATCCGCTCCTAATGTAGCATTACCACTAGCATCTAAAAATACTGACTTTGATGCAGGTATTGTACAAAAGATTGTCTTTGTACCAGCACTAAAGTCAACTGCATTATCACTATTGGAACTGCTAATAATTGTGCTTCTAGCTATGGTGCTAGAGTCACTGCTTAGTGTTCCTAGACCGACCTCAAACTCTGATGTGCCTGGTAGTGTAACTGCATAGTATGTTGTATTACTGTTTCCAACTCCAGCAGCAAAAGTTTCAAATCCAGTAACTGCACCACCTAATGTAAGTGTGCCAGTGCCAGTTGTGGTTGTAGTTTCTTTTACTCTGTCGTTTAATACTAAAGCCATTACTTCAACTCTATTGTTAAGTTACCAGCATTTATTCTAAATATATCACCACTTGCTATAGTCTTACTAGCATCTAACGCACCTATGAATAATACATTACCACCAGAGCCTACAACATCTAATGAGTTACTTACATGAGTCGCTACAAAAACATGAGTAATTGTGTTGTTCGTGCCTCCAGATGCTGGAAACTCAATATTAGATGCGTTAGTACAACTCTGTGTGTTTGCAGATTCTGTTGTTAATGTCCATGCAGAAGCTGCAACTTGTTGCCTTGCATAATTAGTAAAGGTTGCTTCTGTTATCGTAGGATCTCCAGATTCACCAGTTGAATCATTAAAATTAGATACTGCCGTGGCTAATCCAACAAAGATATTATCCCCTGGTGAACTAAATGATGCTGCGTTGTTTTTAAAAATAAGACTTAAAAGTCTATTCTCTAAAAAAGTGGTTGCTGCATTTGCTGTTGCCATTTTCTACTCCTATGTTCTCGGTCTCGATGGCAGACCAACTCTATAACCATCT